GTGTATGTGAAAAGAATGTAACATCAACCAGTAATTGTACTATCCCCCTTATGATAATACGTCAAGTTATTAATTCAGGTCTACACCCGCTTGATAAACGATTGGCTATTTTTAATGCTACCATGTTAAAAGTGTCTAAATTTTTTATTGAAAATGTAGTAAATCCAGCACTTTCAGGAATAAAGGAGGTTCAACTAGCAATGGAGGCTAGGTGTAGAGTAATTGATTTAACCAAGCAAGTAAATACTGTTATTATATCACATACACGATTTATAAACATTCGGGCACTTTATTTAGATTGCCTTTGGGTAGGCATCCCCCTTGTCCATAATGTTAAACTATTATGCGAACTTGGAGAATATGTCAAACAGGGGTATTATGATAATAATAATATTATGGGTGGAGCGGAAGCATTTACCCGAATTGTGAATGCATCTAAGACATATACAAATGAAAATTTAATTGTCCTTCGTAAAGAAATATTACAACGTTTTGGGTTATTATCTGAAAGTATTAAGAAAGAATGGAATGATGCTGCGTTGACATGTATAGCTGTGAATCCTGCTGCGCCTCCTTCTGAACCTACTTCTGCGCCTCTTTCTGTGCCTACTTCTGCGCCTCCTTCTGTAAAAGAATACCCTACATCGCATACAATTAAAGTTGGATTTTGTGATATGTGGACAGATTTTAATGCTACATATAATTTTTTCACACTTCTACTTGCGAACCACCTTAATATAACAAAAAATACCAAACAGGTGGTTGGTATAGATATTACAGATTTACCCGCTGGGTCAGAAGATGTAGATATACTTATATTCGGCCCATTTGGACAACGATGGAAAAGTACAAATAAATCCATTCCAAAGGTTCATTATACAGGTGAAAATACAGAACCTCTTATAGGGGAAAATGTTGTATTAAATCTTGGATATAAACATCCTAATACAGTTTCCGGTATAGAGTATCTACGATTTCCTTTATGGTTATTAGAAATTGATTGGTTTAATGCTGATGTTGAAAAAATTGTAAATCCTAAACCAATTCCTCTTTCAGCGTGTTTACAAGTAGACCAGCGCATGTTAGAAACAAAGGATAAATTCTGTGCATTTATAGTTTCAAATCCATCGCAACAAATTCGTAATAATGTATATCTAACTCTACGGTCATATAAACACGTAGATTCGGCAGGTCGTTTATTTAATAATATGGGAGATTTTCTTTTTGCTGGGCCTGGAGGAGGTGGAGGTGAATTAAAAAAACATGAATTCTTAAAATCTTATAAATTCAGTATAACATACGAAAATATGAGTAGCCCTGGATATATGACAGAAAAACTCTTACATGCTAAAGCAGCAGGATGTGTACCTATTTACTGGGGAGATTCATCTACAGACCTTGATTTTAATATAGAAGGGTGTATTGATGCAAGAAAATGTTCACAGGATGAAGTTGTAAGACTTGTATCTGAAATTGATTCAAACCCATCCCTTTGGAAACAAAAAGCATCTATTCCAGCATTAAATGAATCTCAATTTCAAAAAGCGGTAAAACTCCTTCAAGAATGTGCAACACGTATATTAAGTATTTGCAATACATCAAACGTAGCACCTGAGGTCAACGTAACACCTGAGGTCAACGTAACACCTGAGGTCAAAGTAACACCTGAGGTCAGAGTAACACCTGAGGTCAACGTAGCACCTGAGGTCAACGTAGCACCTGAGGTCAAAGTAACACCTGAGGTCAGAGTAACACCTGAGGTCAGAGTAACACCTGAGGTCAAAGTAACACCTGAGGTCAGAGTAACACCTGAGGTCAAAGTAACACCTCTACAATCAAAAATTGATATAGATGAATACGATATACGAAATAACGTATATAATACATATTTTATAACAGGATGTGATTCAAAATTCTTACCAACTTTACTTGATATATGGCTACCATGTATAGATATTTTCAGGAATATATCCCCTAAAATAAAGGCTATAATAGGCTTAATTGGATTAAAAGCAGAAGATGAATTGTCTATACGAGTACGTTTTCCATGGGTAAACTTTGTATATATACCATCTGAACCAGTTCCTAATTTTCCAGATGCATGGAATGCTCAACATTTCTTATGGAAACTTTGGCTCCTTGAACACTGCGCAACAAATATAGAAAAAGATTCACTCTGTATATATATAGACACAGGTGTATTTGTTTCACGATGGCCTACTGTCTATATAAATAATGTTCTATCAAATGGTATTTCTTTTTTAAATGATCATACTCAAATAAATAAACATTGGTGTCATTCTGTCTTCAATTCTAAATTACATGTTACACCTGAAGAACTAGCATCAAATCAAATATGGGCAGGAGGATGTGCATTTGTAGCTGGGCATCATATCGTAAAAGAGTTATTTACAAAGGCATATAGATTGGGAGAGATAAGGGATATAATTGTGGGAGATAAATGGACGGGCGTGGGTCCTGATAATAAACCATATGGGCATCGCCATGACCAAAGTATATTATCTATTCTATCTCACCGTATGAATATACATAGAACACCTCTCTACACCGTGTATAATGATATAAGCGCACGTAACACATTTCTCCAGAAAAAAGCATTCTATGTATTTCGCAGTTTATTTAGAGAACATATTCAATATGTGGATGGAATCGACGATATATGGTTAATTAATTTAAATAGACGCCCTGATAGACTTGCCGATTTTAATAAACAACATCCTGATATCGAACACAGGGTCATACGTATTCCTGCGATTGATGGTAAAGAATTAGAATTATCACCTTCTATAGCTAGATTGTTCGCGCCTATGCAAATTAGTACATGGATGAAAGGGGCAATGGGTTGCGCAATGAGTCATATGATTCCTTGGTTACAATTAGCAAATGATAATCTTGCAAAATCATATTTAATCTTAGAAGATGATGTTGTACTTGACCCTCGGTGTAAACGCATGTGGTTAGATGCATGTGCCGATAAATGTATACCCAATGATTATGATATCATATACTTGGGTGGTATTTTGCCACCAAATAAAGCAGTGTTTGACTCGATGGGTCTTTCCATGATAAATAAATGGTTCGGTAAAATAAAAGCTAATACATTTTTTGGACAATCTACTCCAACTACTTATTTTCATGTATGCGCATGTTCGTATGTGCTTTCCAAAACAGGTGCACAAAAACTTCTTAAAATTATTGAAAAGAAACAAGGTTGTTTTGCTCATTTAGATCATGTAATGTGCAGCTCAATGGAAGAACTAAATATATATTTCTTTCAGCCGCTTCTTGCACATGCAAAACAAGATTCAGACCCTACATATGCTAATAGCGAATTTAATAACCTTACAAAAGTTGAGGGGTATGATAGTGATATCCGAGATGGTTCTTTGTTCACAAAAGAAGAAATTGAACGTGTATTTGATCCAAAAGAACCCCTTGATATAATACAAGCTATTACGGATGCAAGGAACTCGTTTATACCATCCAAGCCTTCTCGCCGAGTCTTACATTTCGGCTTAGATACATATGGAGAAGCCGAGTGGATAACATATCTTTTGAAAGAAAAAAATATAAAATATGAATGTGTAAAATCGCTTGAACAATATCCTTTACCCGATGATACACCTATTGTTTGGTATACACTTGGAAATTCATTTCAACTCACGAATATTCTTAAAAAGTGGTCTGCAGCAGGAAAAAAGTTCTATCTAATCCATACAGGTGATGCTGGTTTATTAGACCCAATTGAAGTATATAGTTTATCAGGATGTGTAGGTATTATACGAAATTATATTCGTTCTAATCTTGGAAATCCAAATATTCTAACAATCCCCCTTGGATATTACTATAATCATTCGAAAGAAGTTACAAAAGACCTTGTATGGAGTTTTATGGGAACAGATTGGCATAATAGGAAAGAATTATTAAACCATTTTCTTCAATTACCTTCTCCTCATCACGTTCATTTCGTGGATGATTGGTCCTCTCCTAAGAAATTAAGTGCTTCTGAAATGTTTTCTTATTTAAATAGGTCAATGTTTGTCCCTTGCCCTAGTGGTGAAAACTCCGAATCATTTCGCGTCTACGAAGCATTAGAAGCAGGGGCAATGCCCGTCCTTGTACATGATTCTACAAATGGAGACTTTATAGATTTTTTAACAAAAGAAATACCCTTAAAAATATGTAATTCATGGGAAGATGCAGCACTTATTGTATATGCTTTAAGTAATACTATGGTAAAATACACTGAATATAAGAGAAGTATACTTCAGGCATGGGCTTCTTATAAAAAGAAACTTACGACATCTATTGCTGAATTCTTAAAGGTTTAGACCCTTTCTCATTTAAAATTGGCTTTGTTATAATAAGAGGATGGTTGGTGAGCAACATTCCTCTGATTATATTTCTGATACTTTTAATGAAACATGTAGAGTATTCGGTTGTATTTCATAAGGAAAAAATAAGGAAAACCTAAAATATATAAAGATTAGTCTTTTTTCAATATTGCTACATAAATTCCGTTCCACCATGTTTCATGTGTACAATTTCCCGGTGTGTATATTTCTTTTTCATACAATATAGACAAATTTAATTGTTTGAATGACTCATATGTACCATCGCGAACATCTGACGTGTTCCAGTCATCAACTATGAACACGAACATATCATCTAAGCAATCATAATAATGAACGAGTGCTTTATAATGACTATCTGTTGTATGATTTCCATCGTACATGTATATGTTGAATTTAGGCAGTTTTGAAATATTTACTTTATAACAATCTTCTTCTATAAAACTTGCTTCATTTTCTCCTTTGTAAGTATTAAAGTTTGTTAAAAACTCATTTTTCGGACCACCAAACTCGCTCCAATTATCAATACATACAACCTTTGCTTTATTTCCACACATGGCTGAACAAACAGAAGACCCTTTCCATGTTCCTATTTCTAAATATCTTACATCATCTTTATTTAGAAGATTGTTGTAAAAGTGTCTAGTTTTTTTACCGGACATGCCTTCCATATTCAATATTCCATCAGTAATTTTTGATTCGTGTTTTTCTGCGTTTTCAAAAGCACGTTCTACGTGTTGCTTTAGTTCTAAGAACAAAGACATGATTATAATAAATGCAATGTTTTATTGTGGATTTTACACCCGCACTGGTCTAAATGTGCAAGGGTCTAAACATAGTATGAAAGAAATATCTATACATGGCAAATATTCCAACTCTTGAAAGCATGTTAACAGGATCTTTTCATACAGCTCCTCTTAGCACAGGTGTCGTTCCTAAAAAGGATAAGTTGAAATTTATGTTAGTATCAACACATTGCCAACAGTATACTGGATATAGCAAGGTATCATATGGAATTATAAACGAACTTGCAAAAGTTCCTTGGCTTGATGTTATTCATTTTGGATTTCAAAAGTTTCCTAATTTAAAAATACAAGATGGATATCGTCCATATCCTCCACATGTAAAAATCATTGATGTAGCTCCTATGGAAAATCCTCTTGAACAAGGATTTGGATTTAAAATTCTTCCATCTGTTATTGCAACGGCAGAGCCTGATATTGTTATGATTTATAATGATATGAGCGTTGTGTCTAATTTCATTAATGAATTTGATAAAGCAGGTATGAAGAAAACATTTAAACTTTGGGTATACGTGGATCAAGTATATCCAACTCAATTAAAAGGATATTTAGATTTATTAAATCTTCGCGCTGAGCGTATTTTTACATTTACTCCTTATTGGAAGAAGTGTTTAAAAGACCAGGGTGTTACTCGCCCAATGGATGTTATCTTACATGGATTTGATTCGCATATATATAAACGTATGGATAGAAAAGATATTCGTAAGTTAATGAATATTCCTGAAGATGCATTTGTATATCTAAATTTGAATCGTAATCAACCACGAAAGAGATATGATATTATGGTTATGGCGTTTGTAGAATTAGTTGTAAAGTATCCTACGAAGCCTGTATACCTTTTATGTATTTGTGATAAAGGTGATAAGGGTGGGTGGTGGATATTTGAAATATTTCAACGAGAACTACAACTTCGTGGAGTCCCATTTGAACCGTTCGCAACTCGTATTATGTTAACATCAACAGATATGGTTTTTCCAGATGAGCAAATAAATGCGTTTTATAATGTGGCAAACGTTGGTGTAAATTCTGCAGATGGAGAGGGATGGGGTTTGTGTAATTTTGAGCAAATGGGTATTGGTATCCCTCAAGTTGTACCTAACGTGGGAGGCTTTAAAGAGTTCTGTAATGCGTCAAATTCTGTGCTAGTTGAACCATCTATTCGTTCTTATTTACCAACTGTTTTCTCAGCAGTGGGCGGTGAGACAAATGAGATGAATCCTCATGATTTATGTTTAGGGATGGAAGAGTATTTACTTGATTCTGAAAAGCTGGATAAACATGGAGAAGAGGCACGTAAGACCGTATTAACATATACATGGAGTCGTGCTGTGGAACAATTGGTACGCCGTTTAACACAGGCAAGAGATGATATGGATGATTAAGTGGGAGTAAAATATATATAGGGTTTTCCGTCACGTGTTTCAATGTCGGTCCAATCATCCATATAAAAGATATCTCCAAACCAATTATGTCTATTTCTACCATACGTGGGAAAAATAGAACTTACTATAAAATGCTAAAAATCGAATATGAATATATACATCATTATTATTAAAACGCTCATTA